GAACCGTTGGTACATAAGGGTTTTTCATCAATGCAAAATTTGTCGAAAAAAAGTTTTGATTTCTTGTATTCATTTTGGCCCGTTCATTGTTTATATATATGAGGGAGGGAACGTTAAACGTTAAAACGTATTAAACGTTCAATCGTAATTAAAACCTCGTTTGTTAGAAACGTAATTAAATTACAAACACTATCGTATTTGTAATTGAAATGCGGTAACGCATTTCATATTACCGAGTTATATTTAAATTAGTATATCTAGTTACGATAAATCGGTATACGTATTTACGTCTAGTATACATTAGAAACATTATTATACGTTAATTAAACGTCTATCTGGAATTGGCGCTGGCGAACGGCTCAATTCGGGGTGGCGTTTTTATTTTGTCGACCCAAGTTGTGATTTACGCAGCCAAGTGTTGACGTCTTTAGTAGCCCATCGTGGAGGCGCAGAATATCCACGTCCAAGCCGACTTAGCTCAATTGGTAGAGCAACTCCCTTGTAAGGAGACGGTTATGCGTTCAAGTCGTATAGTCGGCATATTTCCACATTCTCCGTTTTAAAAATTAGAACTTCTACGAACCTGTAGTTGGGTAACGGAATCCTATTCTCATACGTTGGTTCGAATCCAACCTTTGTGGTGAAGCCGCCGAGTAGCCAATAGGTATAGGCAAGGATAGGGAAAACCCCTTGACGAAGGGTGCTGTCAGTTAGTGTGGTTAAGGACAGCTTGCCGTCTTAGCTCAGTCTGGCAGAGCAATCGATTATCTCGAGAGAAAGGTCGCACGTTCGAATCGTGCAGACGGCTTTAATATGCGCCCGGCTACCCGTCTTAGGGGCCATTCAAATGGGCGCATATACGCTTAGGTGGTGTAACAGTAACACGGTCCCTTTCACGGACAGATTAACGGTGCAAATCCGTTCCTTCGCTCCCTCCCCTCTTTTTCTATTTTACGCCGAGCCGGATCCCGAGAATTCTCGGCAACTACTATTAGAAAGGGGAAATTACAATGGCACAAACAATAGATCAGTACGGTCAACCGATATCTACAGTCTATTCGCAAGCAAATGTTGAAAACGTATTAAGCGTATCTTCTGCTGCTATTACAACCACAACGACAAGTGCTGATCTTCAAGTTGGAGCATGTGAAGAGCTTGCTATCGACGTGAACATCTCTGCCGTTGCTGGTACATCACCTACGTACACATTACAGATAAACCGTAAAGGCCTGGATGGTGTTTATTACCCGATTTACACAGGTACGGCACAAACTGCAGCTGGCAAGATTTCGTTATCATTAGGAAGCGGAGCCTCGACAAACGTAGCATTTGGTAACGTAATTCAAATCGTTGAGACCATTGGAGGTACAACACCAAGTATTACACGTTCAATATCCGTAATTGGAAAATAATTTATAGGAGGGTTATTTATGGCAAAGAACGTAGATTTCTCGAAATTCTCGTCTGAACAACTCGCCGTGGCAAGGATGATTACTGATCCGGATTGCCGGATGACTAACGCTCAGATTGCTGAAGAAGTCGGTATCTCCGAGCGTACTATTTATCGTTGGCGAGAAAAAGAAGATTATTCCGAGCTATTAGAATCATTATCGGACCGAATCATGAAGACTTTCATTAGCGAGGTCGACAAGGCCGTAATGAAGTCGGTTAAATCGGGATCCGTTAAAGCTATGGAATTAGCTTACAAAAGATCTGGAAAATTGGTCGATAAGAAAGAAGTTACTTCCGATGTGGACGTAACAGTCAATGGTGTTGGCGATAAGTCGAATGAAGAGCTTATGGCTGAATTAGTTGAACTGGAGAAGAAAGCCGGTTTATCTGAATGAAGTCGGCAGAACGTGTTGAGCGAATAGCTCTACTGAAACGTCAGGCTGAGTTAATGAAGCAAAACATCGATCCTACGAAACTGTCTCGGTACTATGAGCTACTGCAAGAGATTGCGAAACTACAACGTATCGAGGCTGGTTTCCAGGATATTATGGTGTTCGCACAGAATTATTTCACGGCTGAACCGCCTCACGATCTATTAAAAGCTGATACACCGTCACCAGACTTCCATTACGAGCTTACAACATTTTTACGTGAAGCAACATTAGATCCGTGGGAACGAAAAGCCGCTACAGCCGCTCCCAGATCACATGCGAAGAGCACGATAGTTACCAATATTTTTCCAATCTGGTGTATCTGTTACGTAGAGGACGTTGAGAAACGATACTGGATGATCATCGCAGATAAGCAAGATAACGGAAAACGATTCTTAGACGTTATTAAAAACGAGCTAGAGGGCAATCCGCTATTGTTGGCTGACTTCGGCAACTTAAAGGGACCAACGTGGAACTCTCTCGAGATTATCACAAGTAACGGTGTTAAAGTAGGTGCCGCTGGTGCCGGCGAAGGTTTACGTGGGCTTCGATATGGCTCGGAAAGGCCTTCGGTTATTCTAGACGATATTGAGTCGGATGAAAGCTGTTCCACACCGGAACGAATCGAAAAAATGTACAGTTGGCTGCTAAGAACTGTGCTCCCGTTAGGTGATCCAAAACGGTCAAAATTTTTCTTAGTAGGAACAGTAATCCATTACGGGTCGGTTTTAAACACGCTTCTTAATCATCACGGTGATTGGGAGTCGTTCAGATACCAAGCCGTTGAGGAATTCCCGGAACGAATGGACATGTGGAACGAGTGGGAGCGCATTTATCACAGTCGTGATGAGGGCGATAATCCGATGGAAGCCTCTAAGATTGCCCGTAAAAAGGCAATGCAGTACTACTCGGATAATCGTGAAGAACTACATCGAGGCTGTAAGGTTCTGTGGCCAGACCGTATGGATCTGCTGACATTAATGGAAAAACGTGCTGTTAACCGGCTTGCTTTTAATAGCGAATTTCAGAACAATCCTCTAGATGAAGCTACTAAAATATTTAATAGAATCTGGTATTACGAGCCTGAGGACGTTAATTTGGACGAGCTGGACATCTTTGGCGCATGTGACCCATCACTAGCGAAAACAAAACGTGCTGACCCGAGTTCAATCGTAACTGTCGGCCGACACCGCAAAACGGGAATTATCTATGTCCTGGATACGGATAAGAAACGCCGAGTACCGGACCAAATCATCCAAGACATCTTTTCGAAAACAAACGTCTATCAATATAGCATGTTTAATGTCGAAACCATTGCCTTCCAACAGATGTTTAAGGACGAGATCGTCAAGCGAAGCGCCGAACAAGGCGTCTATCTTCCGGTCAAGGAGTTCAAAAGCACTGTTAAAAAGGAAGTTCGTATAGCCGCTCTGGAGCCATTAGTTTCAAACGGCCAGATACGGTTCTTGGCTACTCAGAAGGATCTTCTTGAGGAGCTAGAATATTTTCCGAAGGCACCACATGACGACTTATGTGATGGCTTAAACATGGCTGTCGATCTCGCAAGGAAACGTTCAAGTGGTTTAAAATTCGGACACATTTAGGTACACATAATGTACGCATACTCTACTAGAAAGGAGGTAAACCGTGGGATTTCGTGATAGATTATCTGCTGCAATAAACGCATTTTCGGGGAAAGTTCCTGACGGTAAAGCCGTAGACACACCTTTCTTCTATAGTTATTCGGGCATTAACCAAGCGTCGATGAACACGAAAATCAATCCGCAAAAGCTACGAGCATTCTCGGAGACGGCTGTTGTTCGTCACGGGATCGATTATATCCGTAACCAAGTATCTAAGCTCGATTGGGATATCGTTCCTATGAACGGAAAGAAGTTTACTGGTGCTCAACTGAAGCAAGTTCAAACCGCCAAGAACGTCTTTTCTCGACCTAACGGTGACGACAATACGATGACGTTCCTGGGACAGCTAATTGAGGATCTATTAGTCGTTGGTTACGCAGCATTCGAGATTAAAAACTGGGTGTCCAATTCTGAAAACCCGTATCTTCTGTATCCGGTTGACGCCTCGAGTATCCAAATTTACTTGGATTGGAACGGATCACCAACGCAGAAACGGTATATGCAATTGGATCTCCAGGGACATCAAATTGACTTCACGCCACAAGAAATGATGATGCTGAAATATACGCCACGAACGAATACACCATTCGGGATCGGACCGGTAGAATCGGCATTTCAACAGATTCAGTATTTACTAGACGCTCAGTCGTATGCTGGTAAAACTGCGTCATCTACTACTCCTAAGAAACTATTATTCTTGGGCCAAGAAATTACAGATGTACAGTTGAAAGAATATCGTCTTTACTGGCAAAACGAAGTTGAAGGTCGTAGCAATACGCCAATTGTCGGAGGTACCGATGATGTAAAATCCATCGATCTTGGCGCTACTAGTGACCAAAATTTATATCTTCAGTGGCAAACTTTTTTGATTACTGTGATCGCAAATGCCTTCGGACTTGACGCTACAAAGTTTGGAGCCGTTGCAAGTATGAGCCGGAGCACTGGCGAGGTACAAGATTCTATGTCTGATGAGGGCGCTGTTAGACCTGTTGCCCACAGCTTAGAACATTACTTTACGCAATTATTAGATCTGTTTGACTTAGGTGGCGTTGCTGAATTTAAGTTCCGTTTCATTACGAGCATGGACGATAAGAAGGCAACCGCTAGTTTGATGCAAATTTATGGACAACTTGATGTAATGACGATTGACGAAATGAGAGCCGAAATTGGCTTACAACCGCTTCCGAAAGATAAGGAAACCGGTGAAAGTCCTGGAACGCTCACAGTAAGTGCTTATCGAGCCAAGTATGGTACTCCACCGCCAGCTCCGACAGACGGAACAGATCCGAATGATCCGGAAGCAGCGAAAGGACAAGCCAATGGCGATAAAAGTAAAACCGGAAATGAAGAAACAAATAACGGCGTAAACGGGGCGAAGAAACCTAAGGAAAAATCCCTTAGTAAGTCTCGTGATGCCAGCTTAAACGCATAACTGCGAAAGGGGGTGAGAAATCGATGAATAAGATCGCTCTTAAAGCGTCTGGTAACGGAAAGTTAAGCATTAGCGCATTGGAACATCCCAACCGAATGCCTTTCTCAGGTGTACTGACATACTTGAACCGTCTATCAACTGAGCCACCACACGGGGCCAACGGTTTACGGGTTTTTATCCCTACTGATGTCGGCGCACCGGCTGTAGCATCGCTAAAAGGCATGGCAATTAACTATATAGAAGGTAACCCAACAGGACACGATCCAAAATCAAAAATAGGCGTAATCACCGAGGCATACTTGGGAGAAACGCAAAGTGACGGCGCTGTGCCGGTTGTGATTGAAGGATTTGTATACGCACACGATTTTTCAGAAGCCGCTGCTTCGATCAAAGCGAGTCAATCGTCCCTTGGATTCTCCTACGAGACTGCACAAACGCAACTTGTTAAAGGGGAAGTTGATGGTGTACCGGCTGCAATAGTTACTAGCCTTGGGTACTTTACGGGTGCAAGCGTGTTGTACAAACTTTCAGCTTCATACGCTGATACGAGCCTCGCCGCCTCAAAAGAAACTAAGGAGGAAACAAACGTGGATTTAGAAAAATTATTAGCCGATCTGAAGGAATTCGTCGGTGGTGAAATTAAAGCATTACGTGACGAGTTCAAACCGGCAGAACCGGTAGTAGAGCCTGTCGTAGAACCGGCAGTTGAACCAGTAGTCGAGCCAGTTGTTGAACCGGCACCATCCGTAGAACCAGTAGTGGAACCGGCAGTTGAACCTGTCGTTGAGCCAGCACCAGCCGTAGAACCGGTTGTAGAACCAGTTGTAGAGCCGAAAGTTGAAGACGCACAATTAAACGCCTCTTCCCTATTAGCCGAACTCAAAGCTCTTAAGGACGAATTAGCGTCTTTAAAGTCTGAAGCTAATATTCAAGCGTCAGCTCGTAAATCTGTCGCCTACCCTACGACTGCAATCGCAAAGTACGGCTTAGACGAAGAAGCTGATAAAACGAAATTAATGGCTTCAATCGATGCTAAAGCGAGTGAACTATCAATCGAAGAACGCTTTCAAATGAAATTCGAGGCGTTAAATAAATTAAACCAACAATAATTAGTACACATTATGTACACATAGGAGGAAACAAAAGATGATTCAAGATCCACAATTCGCAAATTTAAATGCGGCAGCCGATTATATGGGCAATGGTGCTATCTTCTTACCAGAATTCCAGTCCGAAATCACAGATATCGTCCGCAGAAATTCAATTTTTGCACAACGCATTTCGTATGTGCCGGCTACTGGTGCGCCATCTCGTTGGTTCGACCAGACTGCAATTCAAGACGGGGCTTTCTCTGATCCTCGTACTATCACGGTTGCAGCAACATCACCTACTCGTGTAGAGAAATCTGTAACACTTAAAGCTCTTACTAACCAAATCAACTACTCTCTATTTGATATGGAAGTAATGAATGCACAAGCAACAGTGTTCAATCAGTTAAAAAGTAAAGATATGGCGGACATGCTGACGGGGATCACACGCTTACACGCCAAGGCTTTGTGGAACGGAACTGATACGGTATCCGGGAACCAAGTCGGGAATGGCGGCTTACAGTACGTTGGTCTGGTGAATCAAATCACTAAGACTCAGACCATTATCTCGACTGCATCAATTCTTGATTCAATCCGTACTCAAGTTGCGAACATGGTTAACGATCCGTTGTTCACTGTGAAACCTACCGGAATTTACATGAATCCAATCGCAATCGATTATCTCGAACAGGAGATCAAGAACAGCAATAACGCTCTTCGTTATATCGCAACTGATGCTTCTGGCGCTACTGGCGGTTTGAATGTACTTGCTATCAACACTGTAGCCGGCGTACTTCCTATCTATCCGGAACCTTATCTTGTCACTGATCAGGCTATTACTGGTATTGCGGCAGCTCCTGGCGGACAACACAATTATCCTTTCTGTATCGTTTCAGAAGATTTAATTGAGTACCATTACGTAAATGAAAAGCAACCTCGTGTGTTCCAGATGGGTAAAACTACGAATCTGAACGAGAGCTATGTTGGCGTGATGTTCGGTGCCCCGGTGGCGAAACTCGGAGCGAACGCTCATACAATCGGAGTAATCCAACGTGCATAATCGTAACTAGTTAACTTGGGGCGTCTAACGGCGTCCCTCGTTTTCTTATTATCATTATAACCGTTTGTCCAAATTTTATTCAACACTTTTTGTTCGAGGAGGTTCGACATAAATGGCAAAAGCAAAAGCAACAGAAGAAGTTGTAGAAATCGCTGATAACGGCTTAGTTGAAGTTGAGTACGTCCTAGGTGCATTTAATGCAACGATCAATGGCGGTGGATTCCGTGTTGAGTTCGTTGACGGTAAAGCATCCGTTATGGCTTCAATCGCAGAGGCACTTAAGGAAGCGAAGTTGATTAAGTAATGACGTTGTTTGAACGTGCTCAAGCGTTGTTCGAAAGATATGTCGGTTACCAGATTAATTTAAATACTTATACAAAGACGTTGAAATACGATCTAGATGGTGCTTTGATCCGCAATGATAAGGTCGTTGAAATTCTATCAATCCGTGCAAAGACGTCAAACTGGCTGTACCAGAACTACTTCGGCAGTACCGAATGGTTCGACATTAGCTTGGAGGACGTTGTTATACATGAGCGAGACGGTTACTTATATGTAAACCTCCCTCCCACCTTGTTTGATACTACGTATTCAGAAGTCGAGATTACGTACATTGCCGGTCATGAACGAGTTCCATCCGACATGGTAGATGCAATCCAACACATTGAACGCTTATTAATAGAAGGAACGATCACCGAATGGAATTGTATCCTCCCCATTAATGTCATCGATGTCATCAACAAGTACCGAAAGGAGGGAATCGACTAGATGTCACTTTACGTAACAACAACTGAATTTAAACAAGCACCAACCGGCATTGACACAAGCACGTTGGACCAAACCAACGTCGGGAATACAGCAGCTCAAGACGCTGCCTTATTGAACATCCTAAGACGTGCTTCTGCGTGGGTTGACACTATTGTGCAACAGGATACTCTGGAAGCCACCACTAATACGGAGACCAAGGAAGTTTACATGGCTCGAGATGGTCGTATCAGCGTCCATGTTGACCAAGTACCTATCATCTCGTTATCTAGCGTTCAATTTCGAGGACATCCTCGGGCAACGTATCAGTCAGTCGATCTAGGAAGCGTTGAGATTCGTGATAACTGGTTCACGATTTACGACCTTTTCTATAACCCTACCCTTTCGCAAGACATGATGGGAGCTGGAATCGGTAGTGCCGCTTTTATGACGGATATCTACAGTGGATTTTCGTCTCCTTATTATAGGAAGAGTGACGTCCCTTTGACGGTTCAATATACGTATCTTAATGGCTATACAAATACTACTCTAGCAGTGGCTGCCGTTGTTAATGCAACATCGATCACAGTCGTAGATTCTACCGGATTGGTACCTAACCAACGGATCACGATCTATGACGGACTTTCTCAGGAATCAATCGTTGTAACAGCAATTAATGGTAACGTGCTGACATTGTCCAGAGGTTTATTATTCGCTCATGCTGTTGGTGTCGGTGTTTCCGCAATTCCCGAAGCTATAAAGCAAGCAACCGTTCTACTGGCGTGTGCCTTAATTAAAGACCGTGGCGCTCTAGCAATTACGATGCAAAGTACTTCTGTAATGGGCGTAGAAGCTACTCCGTATAAAACGGATGAAGTTAGTATTGCCCGAGAGTTACTCGCTCCT